TTAAAAGCCCTTCATTGCTGAAGGCGTCTGTAACAGCCGAACTGGTAATCTGCCAGCCCCGCCATAACCAGCTGGGTCAGTATTAACTGACAGCGTTCGCGTGAAAGGTATGTGTTTTGTGCTATCTCCCCGACTGTTGCCGGTTTGCCGTTTAATTCATTAAAAACAACTTTCGCCGTTTCTGTCATATCTTGCTGTTTTAGCATGTCTTTTTACCTTCATGGTTAACATGACATACCAATAACTCTTGTCTAAAAAGCCAGCAAGATAAAAAGTCAGTATTCACGACCACCAGCGTGTTTACCGTACTGCACCAGGTTTACAGGTATAAAAAAACCCGCTCGACGGCGGGTTTAAGCTGTGTGACGAAGTAATCACTCTTAACACAGTAACGCAATTTTTGCGGACCGCGATAATGTTTTTTACACCAAAAAAAGGTATTTTGTGGAAAAAAATCAAGACATAGCGAGCAAAGAGTGACTAAAACAACTTCTTTTCAGATCTTCTACGATGCAGAGGATAATGAATTAGCACAGCATAAAATTGATGCCAAAACATTAAGCATTTCCATAGGTTCGATGGCAGATTTAATATCAGCAGCTGATAAAAGACTTAATGACGGCCAACAAACCGTTAAGTTAATGGTTACTAATCCAGCTGAAGCGGGATCACTCGGCGTATCCTATACGATGATGGAGCTTGTTCCTCATGCCGTCGACGTAGCAAAAGTGATTGGCCTAACAGGGATAGCCGGGGCTACTATTGGAGCTCCAGCATTATCACTAATCCGCCAACTGGGCAGCAAGAAAGTAATTTCGGTAACAAAACGGGCAGGAACAGAAGAATCTGTTCTTGAGCTTGAAGGGGAAGAAATTGTTTGCCATGACTCAGTGGCTAAGTTAGTAACAGATCCAGAAGTCCGTGATGCCCTTGTGAATGTAGTTCGTGCACCATTAGACGGCAAACAAGGAGCAGTATTTAAGGTGCTGAATGATGAAGGCGAAGAAGTCGTTCGTCTTGAAGGAAGTGAAACCGAAGAGATCAAACCGCTGCCTAGAGGCACACTACTTGAAAAAGAAGAGTCTGTAGAAGAAGTCAATGTTAGATTCGTACAGATCAACTTCGAGGGTACAAAGGGTTGGAGAATCGATTATTTAGGCGAAGAGCATGCTGTTACCTTTGAAGATCAGTTGTTTATACACCAAGTTCAAAACGGAATCATCAGTTTTACAAAAGAAGATTTGTTTGTTGTTGAGCTAAAAACTATAAAAACTTTCACTGCGCGAAATGCCACAACCAAGTATGCTATAACCAAAGTAAAACGAAAACGCCCTGCTGAGGCTTGACAAAAGTGACACTAAACATGCAGATAGCACAACTGATCTTCTGGATAGGGGTGATAATGATCATCCCTGCCTTTAGTCGTTTTTGCTATTCAGCGTCAGCCTTGCTTTGGCGTCGACTATTCCCTACAAAAGTCTTCGAATTCCGATATCACGATGAAGATTCCGGAGTGACCAAAACGCTAGTAATAAAAGTTCCAAGTAAAAAGGGAAAAATGCTAACAACCCTCATTGATGAGGCAATTGCGGAGAATTCAAAACGAAAATGAATTCTCAAACTAAAGGTCTAAGCACAGGAAAAGCTACCCTTTCAACTGGTGGTTGGGGAGCAATTTTAAGTGTTCTTGTTAGCGCGATTTTAACCGACCCTAATAGCGTGTGGCGAACTGTAGCCTACGCATTAGTACCGGGTGTTGCGGCAACTTTAACTTACGTCATGAATTGGTTCATTTCGAGGCATGGTTTCGAATCTCCAGAAGACGCAGCCAAAAGAGCAAAATGCAAGCGTGATTTGGCTGAGATTGAGAAGCAGTTACGATCTGACCACTTAAGTCCTGAAATAAAATCAACATTGATGCAGGCTAAAGCAAGAACAATCGAAATTTTGGTATCAATCGGAAGGGAATCTATACTTGAAACATCTGCGCGTAACATTACACCATCAGAAACTGCCGATCCGCAAAGCTGAGCGGCAGTTGCTATTCTAGTAGTCTATTGGTCCATTTCCAAACAAAGATCAAGCATTGAGAGACAGCCTTCAATAAACCCCTCAGCCATCTGTATCTCAATGCGTATTAGTTTCTCATCCTTTTTACGAGCTTTGGCGAGCTTTCTTTTAGAGATACCGTATAGGTAATGGGCAACAAGAAGCGAATGTTCGTCTGGCCTTTTTTGCTTTAGACGAGCAAGACAACCTTCAATAATTAATGCATCACTATCTGAACAAGCCTGACGTGTTTTGCTTGTATAGGGAAGAAGTCCCTTAAACCCAGCAGCTATAGGCGAATAGTCTACTCCTGAACTGTCACTCGCCGCCCATGCCCCCCAACGCTCAAGAACCATCTGAATATCACGCATCAACTTTCTCCACAAAATCAGGCCAGCACGCCAGTTGCCAGCGCACGATCGATAAAACGAAATATCAGCTCCAGCTGGGAGCCATACTTATCTTCAAATGCCACGGTATCCGCATGCAGCTCGTCGTGATGCTTTCTGCACAAAGGCAACACAAAGAGGTCATGCGCTTTTGTACCCATTCCCCCCTGACCGTGGCCTATCAGGTGGTGGGGATCATCAGCAGGCTTTCCACAACATGCACACGGCTGTGTCTTAACCCAGCGCGTGTACTTTTCATTGACCCAGCGGCGACGTTTTGGGCGTAACATAAAAGACTCCGGCGACTCAGGATCCACTTTCAGCGCCAGCACATTTTTCGCTTTATCCTGGATGATGCTGGTGGCAGGAACCGAAGGCACAAGGTCACTTTCCCGGGTGACAGACGACACAACAGGCTTCGGTAATCTCAGTGCCTTACGGGCTGCACTTTCCGGTAAGGCATCCGCCAGGTCATTACGAACCAGCCACCAGCACAGTTCCGGCATTGTCACAACGTGACTATCATCAAAACCGAGATCCCGACGCACAACAGACAACACCCAGCGGGCACAGTTATCCGTTGCCATTGATTCCAGCCGTTCCGTGAACTGATCGCGCAGCTGGTTATCGCAGTGCCAGCACAAACGGATTGCGCCCGGAGCGTGTCGCATTGTTGTCATGTTCTCGCTGTGCCAGTCGGTATGAGGCCACTGGCAGCCCTTTTCACGAAGTAACCAGCTTTCAAGACATTCCACGCCACCAGCACGACGGATCACTGCCTCATTGCGGAACACGGCCCGAACGGCAGGATCATCCGCCAGCGGTTGTGATGCCGCCGGAACGGCGCCACTGGCGAAAGATGAATAACTTTCCGGCTCAGGCTCCAGCAGGACACGCCCCTGCATAAACAGGGGCATCAGCTCTGAACCAGGCCTGAACAATACGATCCCCATACGCGGGGCAATTTCAGGGGTCAGTAGTGCTCTCACGGTCACCTCAATGAACGGTATCGAGCAGCTTTAACAGCTCAGTGAATCGGGATTCGAAGAAATGCGGCTGCGTCTCGCGCGGATTTGCAGGACTGGTGATGTTCTTGCCGAACATGCAGCCTTTCGCCGTCAGCGACCAGAATTTTTTGATGTTGTTAATCGCTGTACGGCTGTATCGTTCGCGCTGTTCGACGATCCCCAGCTTCGCCATCTGGTGATATGCCTGATTAGCCGTCAGGCGGATACCATACTGCTTCAGCAGTGCACTCAGTGACAGCGTGGGGCGGCTTGAGCCATCAGGCGCGTCAGCAGGAGCATCAATGGCATAACGCGGTGCCAGATTCGGTAAGCCAACAGCCTCCTGGAGTTTCTGACAGGCCCCAAGCACAGATGAGTTAGACAGATTTAACTCCCGGCGCATAAAGTCCAGCAGAATCACGCCAGCCTGCATCTTGTCAGCAGCCTGTCCGGATAACTTTTCCGGCGCGCTGGTTACCATATCGAAAGTACGGATCACCTTCAGATGGAATGACGGGCTGATCCACATTGCATAGGCATACACCAGTTCCTTACAGACATACGTTCCCCGTTCATTTCCCCCATGAATCACACTCACCGGGTCAACACCCAAATTCTGGGTGTTGATTAATTCATGAACAAGATCAATAGTTTGTTGGCTGGAAAGAAACTTTCCTGGCTCCTTGGTTCTGGCATTTGCACCAGATGCTACTGCTGCGCGATGCAGATCGTTCAGGCTGTAACGCTCATAAGCATCACGACGAACTTCAATACCATCAATGACCATCAGATTATTCATACTTCGTTTCTCCTCTTAATCAGGCAGCTGCACCCGCCGTTTTCTCGTACTTACTGATAGTGATCTCGACCTTCCCTTCCGGGATAACCGGTCCCCACTCCACCAGCATTCTTTTCACCTGACTGTCGTCTTCCCACACCCCCGCGTGGGTCAGGGCGTCAAACAGCGCCTTGTTATAGTTGTCCAGATCGCGGATCCTGTTATCCGGAGGAAACAACACGATCTCCACTGAAGCAGGTGCCGACGTTGGTTTCGGCAGACGACGTAACTGCTCAACTATTGCTGCGCACGCTGCGCTCTGGAATTTTCGCCCCGCCGCGCTTATCAGGCTCTTACCAGCAAACGCCCCTTTGTTGGGGTGTCGCCAGTACGTGTTCACGCTGGGCGGAAAAGGCAGGATCAGCTTCATACTTTCAGGCCCCTCTCATGTAACCAGTGGGCTGCACGCAGCCTTGCGTTTTCCTCACCGGCAAGCAGTGAGCGGATAATCCCGACCGCCTCGCTGTCGTCGTCCTTCACCGCGGTATGAAGCGTGATGCCCCGGGCCACGCCACGCTTTATCGTGATGACGCCTTTTTTCTCCAGTGCGCGAAGATGCTCCACCGCTGCATTCACCGAACGGTATCCCAGCATGGTTGCCACCTCCTGATTGGTTGGCGGGAAGCCACGTTCTTTCTGGTAAGAAATCAGCATATCCAGCACCTGCTGCTGGCATTGAGTTAACGTCGTCATGCCGCCATCTCCCTGACCAGTTTTTCTGCCTGCTGGCGAACCTGCGCCAGAAAGGCCTCACCACATGCCTCAAGTTCATAGCGCCCGATGTAGCTGATTGCCGGTCCCTTCCAGGTCTTGTCGAAAACAGCAATAGCACCAGCGAAGAAAGCGCCTGTCGGCACCTGCTTCTCATCCTTCGGGATAAACCAGGCAGGCAGTTCAAAACCAATACGCCCGCGAATAAAAGCAATATGATCTGCATCTTCCGGCCACCACACTTCGCTGGTGGCAGCTTTGATCAGGAAAACATAGCGCCCGCCTTTATCACGCATGGCACTGGCATGCTTCATGATGTAACGCATGCCGGTGATGTATTGCCCCTCATGCTGACTGGCGCGGCTGTATGGGGGATTACCAAAGGCAGCACCTTTAAGCTCCGCAAGGCGTTCTGACCAGTCATGCGCCAGCGCGTTGTCTTCCGCCGTGTAATACGCAGCACATTTGGCGTTATCACCGTCAGTAAACAGATCCAGAACAAACGGGCCAAACAGAGTGTTAATTCCCCAGAAAATGTTGTCCGGCGTGCGCCACTGATCGCCCACTTCCTTCAGTTCATGGGCTGGTTTGTTCCGCAGTTCGACCAGCGCCTGGCAATATTTATTACTCATTAAGCCCCCACGTAATTCCCTGACAGATACCACTCATCACCCGGTACAGCGCGCTTGCTGCTTTTCCGTAAACACCGCTCACGACGCGCAAGAAAATTGTTTCGCTCTGGCTGGGAGTGGCTTTCACGGAATGCCGCCATCCACACGGTTGCAGCACGACGGTATAAGCCCCTCGACTCCAGTTCTTCCGCCTGGCGGGTCAGGCACAAAATCACCCGGGGATCGTTAGTGCCGACATAGAAATTGCGCACAGGTCTGGTTTCACGAACTGGTTGCGGTTCCGCCTCCTGCGATATCTTTGTCTGGCGCGGGAAATGTCTGCGTGTATCCCCTTCACAACGGTGAGCCACACGCCCACTCTGACGTAACTTGCTTGCTGACTGCAGAACGCGCTGCCGTGAGTAACCTGCAAAAGCATCCGCAATGTCTCCGGAAGTACACCCCGGATGGGCTTCAATGAATTTCTGAACGTCATTCAAAAGACTCATGATCACCCCCTGAATCCTGCCGGGATCTGGCTGTAGTCCACGTTGTCGTAACTGGATTTGAAGTACGGGTCTTCGCGTTTTTCGGTGTACGTGCTGACGGACGGTGATAAGCGCAGGGAAAGCTCATCCCATTTTTCCCGCAACTTCGACGGGCTGAGCACGTTACGGCACCAGAACGGATCGCGGCTGACGCGGCTGTACATCTCGCAGATTTGTTTGTGAGTACGACCATCCTGCACACACATCAGGCGAATTTCGTTTGCCCAGGCTGTCCAGTTCGGTTCTTTGGGACGAACCACCTCGCCGTCACATTCGGCGGCCTGCTCGTACAGGGCGATGATTTTTTTCCAGAGCCACTGTGCGCAGGTCAAATCATCCTGCGTTCCCCACTGGCGCTTTTTAGGGCTGAATACAACCGCATCAGGATGGCGAGTTAAAAAATCCTGTTCATCCGTCTGCGTGTCCGGTTGCGAAGCGTCCGGACGAGAAGGTTTTTTATCTGACGGATCATGTTTTGATTTTACTGACGGATCCCCGCCAGATTCTGACGGGTGAAAACCCGCTTTTTTGCCAGATTTCGACGCATCAAATTTTGACGGGTCAGATTTTGATGCGTCAGATTTTGACGGGTCAGAATCTGACAGTTGAGAAAATGCCGCTGCCTGAAGCTTCGCAACGTTAAGCTGATAAACATTCGACGCATTGCGGTTACCCTGGCGACGCGCCTTACGCGTTAACCAGCCTTCTGCTTCCAGCCGTGCGATAGCCGTCCTGACGGTACTCATCCCCGCGCCAATCTGACGGGCAATAGTTTCAATTGATGGCCAGCACACACCTTCGTCATTACTGAAATCAGCCAGGCGGGCCATAATTGCCACGCTGGATAATTTCATGCCTGATGCAGCGCAACCATCCCATACATAGCCGGTTAATTTAGTGCTCATGACCGACCTCTATTTCCCTGAATTTACGACGAAACTGTTCGAGCGGACTGAAGCATTCATGCTCATAACCTTCGCGGAGGTAGATAACCCGTTGTGTTTCCGGCTCCCAACGAATGACTCTGACGGGCACTCCGTAGTGATCTTTGAACCAGCGGTTAACTTGTCGCAAAGGACCGTCTCCTTCTGCCGGTTGAAATCACCCACAGCCCACTCTGCAAAGCTGTGGGTTACAATTTCCCTGTCACCTGGTACATTCACTGCATAGCAATATTCCACCTTCGCTTTTCCACCCGGTACAGGAAGCGCAATCAGTTGCGAGCGACGGTAGTGTGTTGTTAAACTGTTCATGCGTTAGTTTCTCCACAACCAGAAGCAATCGACGCCACGACGCCCGGAGCTGCACACTCGCGGGCGTCATTACTTTCTGAAATGCAAAAAATTTTGTAGACAAGTGCTGCATGCTCCTGCAGCTTCGAAATTGAGAGATACAGCTCGTCGTTAATTGCTGTCTTCTCATGCGGTTCCACTACACCGTCTTCGATTGCTGAACGAATCTGTTTTGAATAACTGCCGATCTGTTCAATGACTTCCAGTAAACGCTGGTTAATATCGGCATTGTCCACATCCTCGACGTCAGGAAGAGACACAAAGACGCCATTTGCAGACTGCGCCACAGCGTCGGCAATGAAGTGAGTGCCACCAGCACGTTGTAAAATCATTGCCCATCCCAGCGGGAAAATCTGATCGCCATCGGCACGAAGGCGGTTAAATAATGCGTTCTCTGTTACATCCAGCCACTCAGCAGCTTCAGCGTAACCCCCCGGCAACGCCGCGATAGTTTTTCTGACAGCTTTCACGTACCACTCAGGCTGTTTTTCCACTTTCCAGTGATGATTACCCACAGCTTACCTCCTGTTCCTGTGGTTTAAACCCATTCTGGTTTTGGCTAGATTGAAAACGTGCCGGATAAAGAATCTGCATTTCGCTGATTTCACCCTTAAAAAAATTGGCCAGACGTTCTGCAAGATCGATAGATGGAATTTGTTCCAGTCTTTCAATACGACTCAGCGTCGCTGGATTGACCTGAACGCCAGCAGCAACATGCTGCAAAGTAAATCCGTGCGCCTTACGCACATTCCGTAATGGTGATTGCATATGACCTCCACATATTGCGTGATGAGCATATTATTTCACGCAAATATTTTGCGCAAGTTGATTTGCTTAACGCGCAATAAAGAAATGTAATAAACGCATGAACATAGGAAACCGAGTCAGACAACTTCGCCAGGCGAAGAACATGAAAATCGCCGATCTCGCTGAAGCAATAGGAGTGGATGCGGCGAATATCTCACGCCTGGAAACAGGTAAGCAGAAACAATTCACTGAACAAGCCCTGAGTAATATTGCCAGGAGCTTAGGTGTTGATATTGCTGATCTCTTTACCTCAGACGTCAAAAGTAATACTGTATGTAAAAACAGTATTAGTGAGGATGTTGCGCAGGTGAAGGATGTATTCCGTATTGAAATGCTGGATGTCAGTGCCAGTGCGGGAAATGGCCTTATCCAGGGCGGTGATGTCATTGATGTGATTCATGCCATTGAATACAGAACTGATAATGCTGTATCGATGTTTGGCGGACGGCCAGCCAATCACATTAAAGTTATCAACGTTCGTGGGGACAGTATGTGTCCAACCATTGAGCCAGGAGATCTCATCTTCGTTGATGTCAGTATCAATCAGTTTGATGGAGATGGTATCTATGTATTTGGTTTTGATGATAAAATTTATGTCAAACGACTGCAAATGATACCTGACAAACTACTGGTGATTTCTGATAACCAGATTTACCGTGAATGGGGAATTACCAGCGAAAATGAACACCGGTTTATGGTCTTTGGAAAGGTCTTAATCAGCCAGTCACAAACCCTTAAGCGACACAATTAACCCTTACCTCCTCATCAATTAGCCACCCAAAGGTGGCTTTTCATTACCCTTTAAATTGCATATCTCGCAACAAAAACACTTGCATAATGCGCAACTTCATTTTATCTTTCTTTCCAGACAAACAAACAAGGTACTAACAAAATTTGGTTGTAACACGGCGTATGGCACATGCGTCGTTAGCGGTCTGGGGACGTTAAAGGGGACAATCCACTCCTTGCTCGGGCAAACAAACCAGGTAGCCGGAATGTGCAAGTCAATGATGATGCT